CTAACGGAAAAGTTATTCAAGTATTAACACTTGATAACAAAGATATGTTAAACGCTGATGGTGTTGAAGATGAATCAGTAGGTCAACAATATTTAGAAACACATAATAACTGGCCTGCACAAATGTGGATTCAAACATCTTACAATACTTTAGGTAATCAACATTCAGGTGGCGGAACACCTTTAAGAGGTAACTACGCAGGTATAGGTTATACTTGGGACGAAGATGATCAAATCTTTTGGCCTAAAAAACCATACGCATCTTGGGTAAAAGATATGGCAACTGCAAGTTGGAAATCACCAATCGGTGATGCCCCAGCATTAACTGCAGAGCAAGAAGCTCAAAATACACCTGCAGATGAAAACACACCAGCTACTCATGCCTGGATATATATTTGGAATGAAGATAATCAATCTTGGGACTTGACAGACAGAAAAGCATAAATTAAAAATGGTGGTGGTATGCAAAAGAAAGTATTAACAGAGCAAGCCCTATATTTTGGTGATGTGGCAATGCCTAAAGATTGGGACATTGACCGAGATAAATTATCAGGCGACATTTTACAATCACAAATTCAAAACAAAGAATTTCCATTCTCACGAACTTGGGATATGTTGAATACTTATGTGCGAGATCATATTGGTCTTGAATATGGTATCAATCTAATTAACAAAGAAACGTGGGGTAACATCTATAAACCTGCGGAAACTACAATCCCATTATTAAATATTGATCCAGTAGATTTACGTAACTCACCAGACTTTACATTCTTATATGGTGTAAAAGTTAAAGATTGTATGGTCAGAATACATTTTGAAGATAATAGACGTAAAGGAAGAAGTTGGGATATACCTTTGACTAATAATAAATTTATAATGTTTCCATCAACTAATATGTATTACTTAACTAATAATCAAAAGGATAGTTTAAATTTTGTACAGACTATAACGTATGAATATATCTAATTATTATTGGTATTTTAGTGGTGTTCTTACACCTCGATTTTGCGACGATGTTATAGCATATGCAAATCAACAAAAAGAAGTTATGGCTAGAACTGGTGGCTATGGTGACAAAGAATTAAATAAAGATGAAGTTTTAAATATGCAAAGAAAAAGAAAGTCTGATTTAGTATGGTTAAATGATACTTGGATATATAAAGAATTACACCCATACGTTCACGAAGCAAATAGAGCCGCTGGTTGGAACTTTGATTGGGAAAGATCCGAGTCTTGTCAATTTACAAAATATAAACTAAATCAATATTATGATTGGCATTGTGATT